TTTAGCATAAGCAGTAAAGTCATTAAATGTAGCTCCACGCATCATATCTTCGTGTACACCATTTTCATTTACAATGCGCCTGATGTTTCTCCAAATGTGACCAAGTCGCTCTTCATACCAAAGAGTTTGTTCCTGATATTCCCATGTTGTACGTGTCAAACCAGTGTCGCGCTCTTCATAGCAAAACTCGACAAAGTCACAAAACTTCCCAGTGTGTTCAATCTGTGCGTCATATAACAGTGTATTCATGGTACCCCACATGTAATGTAATTCATCTGAGTATTCGACTTCCCAGTCTTCGATATTCAGAGGAGTGTGTTCATTTTCGAACCCTTCGTCATCACTGACATCGGGATCAAATCCGTTATTGGCTTCGTATACGTATTGGCTCCAGACCATGGTTAGTTACTTATCTTCTTTCTCGGGTTTATCCTTTATACCAGTTAGTGACAGGGAGGTGGACTCTTTCACTTTAAGACCATCTTTAATAGCATTAAGTGCACCTTCTACTTTTGCTTCATCGCCACCAAAAAATTTCAAAAGTCCATCTCTGATGGCGTCTTTGTTAATACTGCCCTTACGAACAGATTTGCGGAGGCTTATTTTACCTTTCCTGAGGTTAATGGTATCAATACCCTGCTCAACCATATGCTTCTTCACATTCTCCTTGAGACGCTTCTCTTCTTGGTTGAGGATTTTGATATCAGCTTTCGCTTCAGAAAGTTGTTTGGAAAGTTCGACAAGCTTGGAAACGTTATCTGAAAGATCGGTTCCAACGGAAGTCATATGTTATCCTGTAATTTAATCTTTAAGCACACAAACTACGCTGCATGAGATCGGGGACGATAGTGGAGTTGTTCCACACGAAGGGGTCCTTGCTGTTAGGGGGATCCGCGCGGATTTGCTGGTTGGCGTTGCGGAGGGCACCACCGATGGTTTCAGGGAAACCGACCTGGGCACGGGGCTCGAGGAAGTTTTGTCCCTTGAGGATATCCTCTGGGGCAAACTGTCCGAAATCTTCTTCGGAAGCTACCTCACGAGGGAGAAGAGAGGAGGCGAGACCGGTACCCTTCTGCATACCACCATCCACGGGGGCCGCGGCGGGGCCAATGACCGAACCGCTACCGAAGCCAACGTACTCACGCTCATTGATGGAGTAGTCGGAAGTGTTGTTAAGAGTAGTGAGTAAGTAGACAACTACGGCAATGGCCACGAGAGTAAGTATCTTAGACTGGTGACGCTTGAGCATATTAGCGATCATCTTTATATATTAGTAACAAATTTTTTTTATTGGTCGTCATCGACAAATGCATATTCGTCTGGGTATGTGTCGATGATTGGCTCTGGATGAAGCCTGACCTGAACGAGATTCCATGTGCACGCGAATGATTTTTTGGCGAACCAAAGTTCGGAAAATTCGAGGATGACATCACAAGATTTATCCTTCTGGAGAGTTTCAAAGTCCACGGCCTCCTGCTGAGAATTGAAAACCTTGGTGACGTCGATTCGTTCGCATCTCAGCTGGTTGTCCAGTGCACTTTGTGTATAAGCTCCCCTGATAACATCCTCTGATAACTCCTTACCAAACCAATCAACCGCATTCTCTTGGGCTGCTGTGACATTCCCTGAATCGATTACCTTGATCTTCTCAACATTCACATCAGATACGATGTCAATGAGAATATCATCGGAAATGTCAGAGATTTTAACACCATTCAGCTGAACGAAAACCTTTCGCTTGTTATCATTGCGGACCTTCACGGTTCGGAGGCCATCTTCACCTTTAGTGAGGGTATCAAAAATCATTTATACTCTATATGTGTTTCATTTCTTTAACCCAACAAATGGTATATTAGACGCCTTGTCTAGAATTGATTTCGAGAGCCAGTCATTTCTATTTCCTCTGTACCCATACAATGTTTTCTTAACATTGATATTCTTATCAATTTTTTGCGCATTCTTTGGCCTGTAATTTTGTTCATTTTTTACATATGACTTATTACTGACTGTTTTCCACTTGAGTGATTCTACATTGAAGCGTTTATTCCCTGATGATTTTTCGTAATTATTGCCCACCTTTGTGCCCTGGGTAACAGTCTTAATGCCGTGTACCAACTGCTTAGATAAACGCTCCTTTAGTGGTTCTGTCGTGAATTTACTATAGTTACGCGGGTTAATACCGGATGCTTTCTTAATGTTCACATTCCCAGGTTTGGCACGTACTGTGCGTACCTTTTTGATCTTATTACGAACCTTTTTGAATATATCATCGATAGAGTCACTCGATTTGATGCTTTTATTAAACATTTTTCCGAGTTTTATAAGTCGTTGACGATCCTTCTCTTTCTTTTCTGGTCTCAATTTGAGCTTGTGCATGAGGTAAATGTCTCCAATTAAGAATTCCTTACTCGCAACTAAAATTTTGTTATTTACAACCATCTTTCCTGTGTTGGCGTTGCGGTATGTTATCCCCTTCTTTCTCGTTAAGGCGACATCCGAACCAAACTCATCTGGGCGCATGAATGGAATATCTAAGATACCACCCATCGTGAAATCCTGAATTTTACCCGTTTTAGGTGATAAATACCTAACATTGAGATCCAGTGCGAATAACTCTACATCAATAAAAACATCACCCTTTCCTGGATTGTTGTTTTCCCTCGACTTCTTCTTCTTGATCAATGTGTACCTTCTAGTCACATACGGCCCCTTGTTTTTGAATCCCACACCAAGGAATTTGGTCAATTTACCTTTCTGTGCCAATATACGATTTTTAATCCGTGCATTTAAGCGACTGGATATTTCTCCAAGTTTATTCCATAAGAGTAGTTTCAAAGCCTGGAGTTTTCCAAAGTATTTCGCATTGGTTTTCATATGTGGTACAAATTTTGCGTCAATGTCACTCGTGACTATACGATCTTTGAAGTCTACGTACATGTTAAACGCCTCACCCCCACTTATGATGAGATCACCCGATGATTTGAGAAATTCTGTCAATTCTCCAGTTGTTTGGAGGATGATATCACGGATAGAGTCTGTGATGAAAACATAAATCATCTTCTCAAAGTCTTTATCAGGATATGAACTATGGACACGGTCCCTGAACTTTTTTAAGTCTCGTTGTTCATTTCTATCAAAATATTTTTTGAGTTTTGAATCTTTGAAAAGTAGATTATCATTCATAAATTTTTCGATAGTCTCCTTAGGGTAAATCTTTTCATCCATTATTATATTGTGATATAATATTATGGACTGTGGTATTATAGACGAGTGTAGATGCTACAAGTACAAAGGTGCGAAGAATCAATTCTGTGGTGCGAGGAGAGGTCCAACTATTTCCCCGTGCCCAAGTGCGTGTTGTGCTGGTGGATGTTCCGGGCAACCTTTCCGAATTTTAAAGAGACCCAAACGTAAACCGAAAAATGATTCTAGGTTCTTTACTCGTGATTACCTGTTTGGTTTCTTTGTGATAATTACATTATTGTTTCTCGTGTTCCATGACTTAAAGATTAAGTCAGTAAGATAGATATAATGTCTCTTGAAACCATTCAAACCGATATCGTTGCTCTTCGTTCCGAGGTAAAGACCCTCACCAAGCTCATCCGTAAGATCAAGAATACCCAAGAGGATCCCGATGGTGAGAAGGCTAAGAAGCGTGCTGAGAACAACGGGTTTAACCGAAAGCAGGAAATCACACCTAAGTTGCGCGCGTTCCTTGCCCTCCCAGCTGAGGAACTCATTTCTCGTTCGGAGGTGACCAAGTTCATCAACAAGTACATCCTCGAGAAGGGTCTTAAGCACCCCGAGAACGGTCGCCAGATCATCCTAGACGACACACTTCGGGATCTTCTCGCACCCCCCGCTGACGTCGTTGTAACTTACCTCAACCTCCAGAAGTACCTTTCTCCTCATTACATTAAGAAGGAACCTGTAAAGGCTTAAAAAAATAAAACATAGTATTAACAACAAGATGGTTACTTTCGTAACGAAAGAACAAATAGAACAACTTGTTGGTACAAAGATCAAAAACCTTGATTTGTACCAAAAGGCTTTTACACACAAATCCGCACTCAAAGAATATGAACAATTTACAGAATCATTTGAAACTCTGGAATTTATTGGAGATTCTGTACTAGGTTTTGTTATCACCAAATTTTTATTTGATCGTTACGAAAGTCGACAAGAAGGTTTCCTCACGAAAGCTCGTACAAAGCTCGTTCGTGGTGAAACATTGGCTAAAATAGCCAACACGATGGGGTTGAATGCATTGGTTATCATGGATGAAAAGGGTATGCGCAACGGATGGAATAACAACCCCAAGATTTTAGAAGATGTTTTCGAAGCCCTCATCGGGGCTCTTTACATGGATCTCGGTCTTCTTCACGCTAAAGAATTCGTACTCAGAATCTACACAAATCCCGCTATGATTGACCTGAATTCCATAATGGTGGACGATAACTTTAAAGATCATCTCATGCGTCATTGTCAAGTGAACAATCACCAACTCCCTGAATACCGTGTAGCTGGTCACCATGAGGGTCTATTTTACATAGATGTATATATCGATAATCAGTACGTAAGTCGAGGTACCGCTAAAAGTAAAAAACACGCTGAACAGGAAGCTGCGAAGCATTTTTTTCAAAGAATAGAACACTTTAAAAGACAAGGATTGGCTTAAAAGATTGAGGAGTGTATAATTTAATAATGCACCCTAATGTGAAAGCCCTACTCGAAATTGAGTTCGCCGCTCAGAAGTCTGAAGAATGGCTCGCTCTCCGTGGTAACATGTTGACTGCGTCTGATGCAGCCACGGCAATTGGTGTGAATAAATACGAAACACCCGCCGATCTCTTGTTGAAAAAATGTGGTCTCGGTGAAAAATTTACCGGCAATGCGGCCACTCGTCACGGTGAGAAATATGAAGATGAAGCACGGATTTTATACGAAGAGCGGCATGGGGAAGTCGTCCATGAACTCGGTCTATGCCCCCACCCCGTACATAAATGGCTTGGTGGGAGTCCCGATGGTGTATCCGAGTCTGGAAAACTTGTGGAGATTAAATGCCCTCCTATGCGACAGATTGTACCCGGTGAGGTGCCTATCCATTACATGCCACAGCTTCAGTTGTGTATGGAGATTTTAGATCTGGAAGAAGC